ATAAGATGGAAAGCTACTTGGATTCTATTAATGACGAAATCAATGATGGAGGCGCAGCCGTAGATAACGGTATTGACTTTGTTAGAGATTTTGAAAGCAAATACGAAGCTGGTTCAGAGCTTATTGAGTATTTGGAAGGTTACGTTAAAGCATTTGAATCCTACGAAACACAAGTAGGTGATTTGCTAGACCAGTATCGTTCCGCTGCTGATGATTTAGGAATTAGCCCCGAAGACAATGACACTTACAATGCGCTTTCAGACATTTTGAATGGTGCTATGGCTGATGCTCGTACAGAGGCTGAAAGTGTGATTTACGACCTCAAGCAATATATCAAATAAGATGACAAATACTAAAAAGGTTGTGCTTGCTAAGCTTTTCGGCAAGCAAGCCAATACCAAGCTTTCTAAAGCTCGCAAGCTCAAATTGTCCGTAGTGGACGATATTGAATCAGAGGCAAACTCCCTTGAAGAGGCTTACCAAGAGGCTTCTTACTATGCCAATGAGCGTTTTGATGAGATTCTAGATGAGATTGCCGATTTTCAAAGTAACCTTTCAATAGAGGTAGACAATGCCGTTGTAAATGGTAGTGCTACTTATTTAGAAGAGGCTGGCTCTAATATGCTTGCTCTTATTGAAAAGTTAGAAACTGGTGCTGAAGATTTAGGTGTAGACCCCTCCGAATTGTTGTACAATTACGAGGACATTAAGCAAATGGCAGAGGGCGCACAAGAATTGTACGATGACTTTGTGTCAAAGTACAAAGAGGTAGTTAAAGAAAGCTCTAACGGCCTTGCTACTTTCTTATCTAAGACTCCTAAAAAGAAGTAATGAAAAAAAGCACTCAACGCATTTACAATATGATGTTCAAAGCGGAGAACAACCGTGCTGGACGTAAAATTGCTTTGTCTCTTAGCGGAGACCTAGAGGATGTGCGTGAGCGACTGGATAGCCTTACTAGTGAGGCTTTAAATGTAGAGGCTGACCTTGACGATACTTTGAGTATCATTGAGAACGCTGCAAGCGTACTAGAACAAGAGGTGCAGAACGCACAGAATATGCTAGACCAAATCGAAGAGACGGTAGACGAAGGCCTTAGAGTGCAAGCAGATTTTCAAAGTGCTGCCGAAGAGCTGGGAATCGATTACCAAGACAATCCTAACTGGGAAGCCGTGAGTAACGCTGCCCGTCAAGGCGAGAACATTCTAGCGAAACTTAATGACTTGCTCAATAGAGCTGAAAAATTTGTTTAATAAATAAGATAGAAAAAAAATGGCTACGACCACTTCTATTACTACTACTTACGCTGGCGAATTTGCGGGTAAGTACATCGCTGCTGCTCTTTTGAGTGGCACGACCCTTGACAATGGTTTGATTGAAATCAAGCCTAACGTAAAGTACAAAGAGGTAATCAAAAAATTGGCTACTGACGATATCGTTAAGGATGCCACTTGTGATTTCTCTGACACTTCTACGGTTACTTTGACCGAGCGTATCCTTCAGCCCGAAGAGTTCCAAGTGAACTTGGAGTTGTGCAAAAAGGATTTCCGTTCTGACTGGGAGGCTGTTCAGATGGGCTACTCTGTTTATGACAATTTGCCCCCTTCATTCTCTGACTTCTTGATGGCTCACGTTGCCGAGAAAGTAGCTCAGCGTATCGAAACTAACATTTGGCAAGGCACTAACGCTACTGCTGGTCAGTTCGATGGTTTCACCACTTTGTTTGCTGCTGACGGAGACGTTGTAGACGTTACGGCTACTACCGTTGATGCTTCTAACGTAATCGCTGAATTAGGTAAGGTTGCTGATGCCGTTCCTTCTGCTCTTTATGGCAAGGAAGATTTGACCATCTACGTTCCACAAAACGTAGCAAAGGCTTACGTCCGTGCTTTGGGTGGATTCGGTACTTCTGGCTTGGGTGCTAACGGTGTTGATAACAAAGGCACTATGTGGTACGGTCAAGGCGATTTGTACTTTGACGGAATCCGTGTTGCTATGGTTAATGGTATGCCTTCTAATAAGATGGTTGCTGCTCAGTCTTCTAACTTGTACTTCGGTACTGGTTTGTTGAGCGACCATAACGAGGTTAAGTTGCTCGATATGAGCGACTTGGACGGCTCACAAAACGTACGTGTAATTATGCGCTTTACTGCTGGTATCCAGTACGGTATCGGTTCTGAAGTTGTACTTTACGCTTAATTTATCGTAATTGATTAACCTCAAGGGGGTGAGGGTTCTACCCCGCCCCCTTTTTTAATTCCTAGAAAAAATGGCGTGTGATTTAACTCAAGGTCGTAAGGTTCCGTGTAAAGATGTCGTTGGTGGCATTAACCGAGTTTGGTTTGTAGACTTCGGTGATTTGGGAACTTTGACCTTCGGAACTGATGATGAACTTACAGATGCTACTGGCACATTCTCTGCCTATCAGTATGATGTAAAAGGTGCAAACTCTTTGGAGCAAAACTTTAATGTTAGCCGTGAGAACGGTACTACCTTCTTTGAGCAAGTGCTTAACCTTACCCTCACTAAGTTGAGCAAGGAGGATAACAAAGAATTGAAGTTGATTGCCTATGGCCGTCCTCACATCTTTGTAGAAGACTACAACGGAAACGTGTTGTTGGTAGGTGCTGAACACGGAGCTGAGGTTACTGGCGGTACTGCCGTAACTGGTTCTGCTATGGGAGACCTTTCGGGCTACACTTTAAGCTTGACTGCTGGTGAAAAGCGTATGGCTAGCATCGTTGATGGTGCTACTGCTGCTGACCCATTTGCTGGCTTGACTTCTGCTACTGCAACTATCGTTGTAGGCACGAACTCTTAAGGAGCTTACATATCTTTTAGGGAGCCACCTTCGGGTGGCTTTCTTTTTTTAAAGAAATAACAAAAAGCAAAAAGGTAGTTATTTAGGCAGAATTTAAGATATGCACATTCTAAGACCTATTGGCACATCTCAAGACATCGTGGTAGTACCTCGTGCTTACGCTACGAGTGGTATTACCATAAGCTTTAGAGATGAGACCACAAACACCACCACTACCATTACCCCTACGGTTACAAATTCGGATGGGTATATGACCCTTTCTAGCATTTACGATGTGGAAGAGGGTACGTTTTATGTGTTTGAGGTGATTTTATCTAGCACTACAATCTATCGAGGTAGAGTATATTGCACTTCACAAACCGACCTAAAGCAGTACACGGTGAATGAAAATGAATATGTAACCGAAAACAGTTACAACAACGAATTTATTGTATTATGAGCAATATCCGAGTAGTTAATCTCAGCTCTTACACCGCACCCGTAGTCAAAGAGGTGCAAAACAAAGAATGGGTAGAGTATGGGGAGGATAATTCCTACTTCCAATACCTCATTGATAGGTACAACGGCTCTGCTACCAACAACGCTATTATTAACGGCATTGTAGAGCTTTTGTACGGACGTGGTATTGATGCTACCGATAGCAATAGAAAGCCCGATGAGTACGCCCAAATGAAGGCTTTGTTTTCAAAGAACTGTTTGCGTAGGCTTTTGAGCGATTACAAGATGATGGGCCAATGCGCTATCCAAGTAATCTACTCCCAAGACCGTAGCACCATCGTACAAGTAGACCACTTACCTATTGAAACCCTACGTGCTGAGAAATGCAACGATGAAGGTGAGGTAGAGGCTTACTACTACGCAAAGGATTGGAGCGAAGTAGCATCCCGCAAGGAGGTTCCTATGCGTATTCCCGCTTTTGGATATAGTGAAGAGGCTATTGAGATTATCTACGTCAAACCTTATCGTGCTGGATACTACTATTACTCACCCGTTGATTATCAAGGAGGCTTGCAGTATGCCGAGCTAGAAGAAGAGGTAGCCAACTACCACATCAACAACATTCAAAACGGCCTCGCCCCGTCAATGCTCCTAAATATGAATAACGGAGTTCCAACGGAGGAAGAGCGAAACATCATTGAAGCCCGTATTGCTGAGAAATTTAGCGGTAGCTCAAACGCTGGTCGCTTTATCTTGGCATTTAACGATAGTAAGGAGCTTGCAGCTACTATTGAACCCGTGCAGCTTTCCGATGCCTCTGACCAATATCAGTTCTTGGCAGATGAGTCAATGCGTAAGCTAATGATTGCCCACCGTGTTACCTCCCCTATGCTTTTAGGTATTAAGGACAATAGCGGATTGGGCAACAATGCAAACGAATTAGAGACCGCCTCAGCCCTTTTTGAGAACACGGTGATAGAACCTATGCAAGAAGTTATTATCGATGCTCTAAACGAAATTTTGGCATACAACGATATCACCCTAAACCTCTACTTTAAGACCCTCCGTCCGCTTGAATTTAGCAAGATGAAGGTAGGAGATGCCGAAGTCATTGAAGAGGAAACTGGAGTAAAGGTCAAAGACCAAAAGAAATTTAGCAAGCAAGAGGAAGAGCTTAAAATCCGCATTGCGGAAAAGCTAATTGCTATGGGTGAGGATATGGACGATGATTGGGAGCTTATAGATGAACGCCCCGTAGATTACGATAAGGAAGATGTGCATAACGCCCTATGGAATTTCGCTAGCGTTATCTCTTCTAGCCCTAACGAGACCTCCGAGCAAGACACTAGCATCATCAAGGTGCGCTATAAGTACGCAAGTACGGGTCAAGCGAGTGGTAAGAGCCGTGATTTCTGTTCTATGATGGAGCGAGCAAATAGGGTTTACCGAATGGAGGACATTTTAGATGCTGAAGGCTCAAACGAAGGCTTTGGCCCAAATGGTTCTGACTACTACTCTATTTGGTTCTATAAGGGAGGGCCGTTCTGTCAGCACTACTGGGTACGCCAAACGTACTTGCGCAAGAGCAACAAACGCATTTCTGTTAGTGAGGCACGGGCTATGATTACTGCCCTTGACCCTAGCTTACGTTCCGAAGCTCGTATAGAGCAAAACCCAACGGAAGTAGCTATGGCTCCAAGAGATATGCAAGATTATGGATATTTAAACCCACCAGCTTGGCTGAAATAATATGGCAACTGCACTATTTGTAAAAAGGGAAGACATTGTACGCAACACCGCTATGAGTGGTAATGTAGACACGGATAAATTTATTCAGTTTATCAAGATTGCCCAAGAAATCCATATCCAAAATTACTTGGGTACGGAACTGTATAACAAGATTTCAAACGATATCATTGCGGGTACGCTAGGTGGGGACTACTTAAGCTTAGTTAATACCTACGTCCAACCTATGCTTATCCACTTTGCTATGGTAGAGTATTTGCCCTTCGCAGCTTACACCATTGCCAACAAGGGGGTATACAAGCATAGCAGCGAAAACTCCAATAACGTAGATA